AAGAAATCTACGGTCTGGAGTCCCTGGCCCGTGATCGCGATCATCGGGATCGCCATATATTGTTTCGTAAAAGTAACCGCCAGGCCGGCGGCCGGACATACGATATCCGCGCCCGATTCGATGCGATCCGGCATATCAACGATAAACGATGTATTCGCGATTTCGATGTACGATCGGGCATCGAGCGAATGGCAGGCAAGCCGCGCCTTGATTGCCCTGGCCGTGTAGTCTCCGGCGACAAAATTCTGCCAGGCGCCCCAGGTCGCGCCGTCCTGGGAGAGGGCGATCTGGGGGACGAGGCCGGCGTTGACATTGTCGGCGCCGTTGAAATTGTCAAGGGCGTCAAAGTCCAGGACGTCGTCGAACAGGGCGTCGAGGCTTATAATGTTGAAAACGAGCTCGATCGAACATCGGGACGTCTGCACGGTTCCCAGGTCGACGGCCGGCGTGTCATAGGTTCCCGCCGCGATGACGACGCCGTCATAATCGAAATTTATGACGGCGTCGAAATTCGTGAGCGCGTCGAATGAAACGCCGGATTCCATGACGAGTTTTCCGGAGACGGCGACCATCCCGGTCTTTACGCCGGCCCAGGCTGGCTCCTGGACCTGTGTCTCTTGGACGTTCCATCCAATGATCGACGGGATCGATGTCTCGATGGAGACCGCGTTCGCCGATTCGTTCCCCGTCGTATCGACGGCCTTGACGTAATAACGTCCATTTCTGGCGGCCGGGATGGTGATCGTCGAGGTTGAGGCGATGCCGATATCGATCGAGTTAGACCAAGAGCCCGTTACAAGGTCCGCCGTCCAGCGGATCTTATAATATGAGACATCGAGATCTCCGACGGCCGTCCACGTGAGTTTGAGCCCGCCCTGGGCCGCCTCCGCCCAGATGTTCGAGACGTCCGCCGGCGGAGCGGATTTTCCGGCGACATAGATCGAGGCATTCGGCGCCGCGGCGAGCGTTTCTTTCTTGCCGATCGTGGCTACGCTGATAGCGTAGATTGTCCAGGTCTTGCCCTCGACGGCGTTCTCGATTGCGAAATCTCCCGTCGCGGATTGTCCGACATAATTGAGGGCGCCGTCGACGGAAGCCCATATCTCGGCATGATCCCAAAGGGGATTTGACGGCCGGATGAAGAAAACGTCGATGATCGTAACGATTGTCCCGTCGATCCGTTTTTCAAGCCTCTCCGCGATCGCAAGGCCCGTGATCGTCGGGAGCGTTTCAAAGACCGAATAGTTCGGCGTCGGGATGACCGGCGTCCCGGTGTCTACCCCGTAAATGCTTGCGTTGTACTCGATTCCGGAGATCGTCGCCTGCAGGTCTCCGGATCTGGAGATCTCCAGGATGCGGATCGGCTTGACCTCCAGTCCCGCCTCCCCGATCGCGAACGGACATAGAGCCGTCGGGATCGCCGTCCAGACCGTCGTCAAGTTCAGCGTCGTATATGTGCCGGCGCCGTCCAAAACGGTCTTCGTGACGAGGGTGTCGTCATCGAGGCGGAGGGTAATGACGTAGGTCGTTCCGGCGGCCAGGGTGACAGGCTGGTCCAGGGTGACACGGCCGTTCGGCGTGTTCGTCGCCGATACGATCCGCCCGCTCGCTGTTCCCCATTTCGGAACCGGATGGGCAAAATTGACGACGTCTCCGTATGTCGCGGCGATCGCGTCGATATCGGCGGACCATTTGATCCGCCTCTTCAGATGCTGATTCTGGAGGAGTTGGAATTCCCCGATCCGCCATGCCTGCGACGCCGTCGTCGTTCCGATCGACTGGATCGTGATTCGGTTCCCTGGCCGGGCGAGCGACGAATTGACGACGGAGAGCGTGTTTCTCTGATAGTCATTTTCAGAGTCGACGAAAGAAACCTCGATCTCGCCGGCCCGGTCATCCTGCGGAAGAAAGGTTTCTTCGAAAGAGTCGGCGATGATATTCCCGGCCGTGAACAACTGGACCGGCGAGGCGGCCTTGTCGACGACGACGGTGATCCTGTATCCGAGAACAAAAGGGACGGCCCTGGCCATCTGTCCGATCCGGATCGCGTTCTCCCACACCGTCGCCTCCGTGTCGAACGTTCCATCGAAAATGAATCTCTTTTCCGTGCCTCCGGCGCCGTCGGAAACGAGCTCGTCGCAGAAATCCGCCCAGACCTTGAAAGCGTCCTCGTCCAGAAAGGCGGGATCGTATCCGTCATATCGGAGGACGGCCGTCAATGCGTCATTGAAAACGGGTTGCGTGAAAACGTCGTAACAGATCCACGCCGGATTCCGGCTGTACTCGATCGTCCATACTCCGCCATTATAGGTGCGAACAATCGCACCCTCGGCGAGGCACGAAAACCGGAGCGATCCGGAGAGTTGATCGCTCGCGAGAGCCCGGATCCCGACGAGGACCGATCGCGGATATTCAAAGTCGTCGTAAGCGATCTCGCGGACGGCCGTCAAATACATATCGTCGCCGTACCGGCTCGATCCCTGGTCCGTCGTGATCTTCGTGATCCGGATCTCATATTGACCATGAGACAGCCGCGGCCCGAGCCGGACCGTCCGCCGGATCGCCGATGTTTTCGCTCCGGTCGCCGTGAAATAGTTTCGCGTTGCCTTGACGACGCGGGTGACGGCGTCGCCCATAAAGCGCCAGAACGTACCGCCAGCGCCCGGTTCTCCGTCATAATGGTTATCTGTCCCGGGGACGATTTCAAATTCATGCCATAACCATATCCCAGCAGCTCCGCTGCAAAAGTGCCCGCGGCTCCAGAAGCCGGCGGAATAGTCCTGATATTCATATTCGTAAGGCTCGACGGTTCCCATCGTCCAAGCACCGGCGCCGACGAGGCGATACTCGATCGCAAATTGTATGGAGTACGAATCGAGCCCGCCGCGGTCGTTGGAATAGAACAGTCCGCGGGCAAAAGTGATATCGACCTCGATCTCGTCAAAATTGTTTCCGATCGTCGTGAACGTCTGAGCGCCACCGGCCTGGGTGATCTTGATACTCTGGGGGTATTCCGTCCGGGTGTCGTCGAAATTCGGGACAACGACCTGGTCGAGATATCCGAGGCGCGTGTGAATCTCGACGCCGTCAAAATTTTGATATGGTTGATCGTTGATCCGAAAGTCGGAGAGGCTTTTATACGGACCGTGCCCCAGATCGAGGAGAACGTTCAGATAATTCCTATCGTCCCGGGCCTCCGTATAAACGGAGACGACGTTCCCATATGCTCGCATTTTCCCATAGATCCTCGGGACAACTTTTCCCTGGGCCTGGGTGGTCTGGGGATTGAAAGCATAGGTCTGGGAGTTTTGAAAAGAATCAAGCGATCCCGCCGTCTGGACGTCGGGCGCCGGCGGCGGCAAAAGGGAATTGACGAGCATCCCGCCGGCCATGATTACCATTGCCTGCGAGAGCGCCATGGCGCTGCCGGCAGACATTATCCCGGAGGGAATGGACGAAGCCAGATAAGGTGCTGCATAATAGGATATCACGACGACCGCAAGCATCGCGACGAGCCGGATCGAGTCTCCACCTTCTATCTCCGGTCTCATGATGAGCATATCGCCCGGGGCGAGCCGTGTCATCGACCATTGATCCCGCGGGATGACGGCGCCATTGATCGAAAGAATACAGTCCTGGCGGTCGTCGAATCCGTTTGCGTTCCGGAGATCGAGGAGCGTCTCGTCCTTATAGTCGAGGATCTCCGTTTCCCGGCCAGCCGGGCCCGGAGGACGAAACGGACTTGAGATCTTGACTAAAGAGATTTGCGTTTGCATCGATAAAACCCCGAGACCTTCCCGCGCCAATATGGATGACTGAGCCGTTCGACGGCTACCTCGCGATTCCTCAATACGTGGATAAACCGTCCCTCAGGCAAGACGAGCCCGATATGGCTTTCATACGGCGGCCGGATGGCAAACGTGACAAGACAGTATGGCTCCGAACGGTCGATCGGCTCTCCGATCGAGACCGCTCCCTTCTTGACCAGGGCGTCGATCTCGCGATTGTCCTCCGGTGTGATCGAGATCTCCGGCAGTTCGACGCCGATCCGAGCGCATAGGATCTTGACGAGTCCATAGCAGTCGAGCCCGGAGACGGTTCGACCGGCCTTTTTCCAGGGCGTTCCCAGGAGGTCTTCATAGTCCAGAACCTCAGACAATACGGATTCCTCCTCTCGCGAGTCCCGGATATCCGCCAAAATGGCCGGCGTTCCCTTTTGCCCGGCAGGCTTCGAGCGTCCCCGTACAATTCGTATCGCTGCCCGCGTAACGGCATTCCGCGCCCTTGAAATTCGCCCGCCAGTTGCAGGCGCCGGAGAGGTATCGATACAGGGGATACCGTTTGACCAGGGGGTTCGGAAGCCCGATCTTGAAATTGATCCATTTCGCATCCACCGTGCATCCGGTGATCGTAAAGTTCAACGTGAGCTCGGTGTATGATTCCGCCAGATGATCAGCATTGACGACGATGAGAGTGACGGTCTCGTCAACTAGACCGTCATATTCCTCGACATATGCCTGGAGGGCCTGGGATACATTCGAAACGCGGATCGACGCAGAGGGGATCTCTCCTTGGGAACTCTCCTTTGTGACCGCGTCGATCTCGAACGCGAACTTTAGATACGTCGTTCCGTTGAATACGACGTCCTCGGTATTCCGCGCCAAGTGTATGACGGTCGATAATCCGTCCGGGATGGTGACGTCGAGGAGCAATATCCATGAGCTCTTGGACGCGAGGAGATTCTTTTCGGCGATCAATGCGGCCGGCAGAGTGCGCACGATCAGACCTCCTCAACCGTGAAATCGACGTCCCAATAGTTCTTGCTCTTGTTTGGCTTATAACTGACCAACCCCAGATAACGGACGGTATAGGTGACGCCGTCCATATCGTTCAGCCAGGGAAAGGAATCGGCGCCGCCATGGCAGGCGATCTCGTGCAGGCGAATCAGTTCCTTGTCCGCCGCCGGCAACAATTGATATCCGACATCCCATCGCCGCGGCGATCGCGTGAATCTGGCTCGCGTCTGAACATATCCGGCCTCATATCCTGTGCGGATCGCCGGATCGCTTGCAAGCCCTTCACCCCATTTATCGATCGAGGCGGTCTGCGTAAGTGTTGGGAACGCCATATTATTATCACCTGAAAAGTCTTCGCGTTGGCCCGTTTGAGTTGAAATCCTCTATGACGCACGTGACGATCATCTTTTTCATGTCAAACGAAGTAGCTCCCTGCGTCGCCTGCAATGGCTGAGAGGATTTATTCTCCAACTTGATCTCGACGGTCTTCGGTCCGGACGCTCCCAGAGCATTCCTGGCGATCGTTGTCAGCCAGTTATTCTGTTCCTCCGTAATGTACCGCTCCCCCACCTTGTTGATCACCATGCGCTCATCTGGCGCAAGCCCGCCGGCATGACGGCGGGGAAAGAGATTGAAATTCGGGACGATCCGCCAGGAGTTTTGTCGTCCGCCTACTTTTCCGCCATCGTGGTGCGTTGCGGAGAATGTTTCCGCCCATGCGCCGACATTCGAATTGAACGATCCAGGCGCTGGTGTGGACATGCTGCTTAGCCAGCTACTGCCGGCCGCTGCCAAAGGACCTGTGATGGACTGCTGAATCGCGATGCGGATCATATCCCGGATGATGGAATTGGCTAGGTCTTTGAAGCTCAACTTTCCATCCATGACGAAATCGGTGAGAGACTCATTCATTCCTTCGAAGGCGTTCTGCACCGTCGAACGCAGTTGACCGTACAGGTCGGTGAGTTCCTTTGCCTCTTCGCGGAGCGCAACGGCGAGTTTTCCCGTTGGGGTGCGCATCAATTCGGCATCTTTCTCCCGTATGGCTGACAAATTCCTGATGGCTTTCTTTTGCTCCTCGGTCAGGCCCTTCTGAAGAAGAAGGCGATCGCGTTCCAGCCAGACGAGCGCCAGTTCGACCCGGTATTGCTCATCGTAATCTCCGACGAGTCTGGCCGCAGCCAGTTCCTGCTCCCGTGAAAATGTCTCCCTGGATAGGACAAGTTCGGAAGTCGCCCGGCGGGCCTCCTCCATCTTCAGGCGCTTTGCCTCCGTCTCGGCGAGTTGCTCCTGAATAATACGGATGGCATCCACGATTTTTTTGCGTTCAGCGTCTCCGGTTGTCGCCTGAAGGTCTGCCTCGAGGTTCTGCTTCTTCTTCTCCAGAAGCCTGTCCGCCCATTCCAGTTCGATCTGCAGAGCATCCGAAGGCAGAACGTCGCCACGATCCACGCGAAGGCGCAGGACTTCGCCTTCCTGACGGGCCAGTTCCTCCATCGTCGCGAGCTCTCCATTACGAACCGCGGAGGCGAACTTGTTGCTGTAATCGATCGCAGCCATCATGCCCTGGTTGCCCTTTTCCGCCTGCTGCTGACGGGCTTTCTCCAAGTCGCCCCGAATTTTTGCCAGGGCGCCCGTCTCCTCTTCCTTGACCCGTTCCAGATCGACTGGTTTGAGACCGAGAGCCTTGCGCCGCTCGTAGGAGGCGATAGTGGCCGCTTCCTGCTTCTTCAGGGACTCGATCGTGATCTGGGCATTCTCATTCTCCAGGGCCGTTTTCTCGTCCAGAAATTGCCGCTCGACGATCGTTCCCTGTTTCAGGGCGAGCTCCCGATCGGAGATGATCCGGTCGTTCGTCTCCTTGGCGGCTTCCTCCTCAGCCTTGTACCCTTCGATCTTCGCTTTCAGGGTCCGGCTTTCCGCAGACAGACGTTCCGACGCCTCCCGCTGGTCGGGCAACTTTGGTGTTTTATGATCCGCCTGACCTTTCTTCAATGCATCTTCGTCAGCCTTCTGCTGATCGGTGATCTCCCTGTTCAACACTGCGAGTTTGTACCGCAGTCCATCCAGTTGCTTCTTACGCCAAGTCTCGAAGGTATCAACATCCCATCCGTCCTTGATGATATCCTGATCGAGCGGTCTGGCCTGGAGGCTCTTGATTTCTTTCTCCAGATAGGACTTCTGCCGCAGCTTCCATGCGGTCGATTTGTCCCCCATGAGCCCGCCCAGAATGTGGACGGTCTTCGTTCCTTCATCGACGATGCTCTTCAGAGTTGGGAGGAGGTAGTTCCCGAGGAGTTCTTTGAACTCTCCCCAGGCGGTCGTCATGCGCTGGACTTTTTTGACGTACGAATCGCCCATCGCCTCCTCGACCTTTCCCATGGATCCGGCGATGGTCCGGAGGATCAGATGAACGTCTCCCCCTTTCCGTTCGAGATTTCTCAGTTCCGGGATCAGTTGGCCGAGCTGGCGGTATTCGCCATTCATGGCCAAACCGACAGCCTTGGTCGACGTCTCCAGATCTCTTCCCGTGCTGGCCACCGCAAGAGTCGCCTCCAGGGCTTCCTTCATCAGCCCGGGACCGACACCCATGATCGTCAGCAGCCGCATGGCGGTCTTGATCTGCTCATCGTCGATTCCGGTCTTGACCATCATCGCCTCGGAGAGGTTCTGATAGGCCTTCACCATCTCGGCGGCGCCGATGTTGTGGGATTTCATGGTGGAGATAAGCTTGATATCGACAGACTCGGATTCCCCTGCAGCATCGCTGAGTTCCTTAATGACGGTGACGAGGGTGACGAGTTTCTCCTTGACCTGGTTGTACAGGTAAACGAGGCTCGCCCACCCGGCGGAGATCATCTGCCAGGAATTCTTGCTCTCCTCACCGAGCTTCTTCGCCTCCGCCCGAGCTTTGGCCATGAGTTCCTTGAATTCGGAGAGCTTCGCTTTTACGTCGGCGATGTCGCCGCGGATCTGAAGAAGGATATCGTTCTCACCCATGGTCGACTCACTTACAGAATGGCGATGCCGGATCCGGCATCACCCGCCCTATCGATGGGATCCGGAACAGGCGGTCAATGAACCGTCACGCGCGCACCGCACCGCTTTTTCTGACACATTCCACAGATGACAGGATCGCTGCAGCGTTTCGGTTCCCCATCCTTTCCTCCGATTGCCCCGAAGATGATTTCCGCCCATTCGTAGCGCCGTTGGAGAATATACCTTTGCCAATCCAGCGCGTCGGAGACGGTCACTTTCCAAAGAATCATCTCCCTCTTGGTGATATCTCCCCCGCAGAGGTCCTGGACAAGACGCCGGACGCCGTCACGGAGAGAATCGCCGCCGACGCTTCGATCATTTTGATCATCATCCCCTTCATCTTCCTTGAGATGGACGAGAGGGGGTTGAAAGTAAAAAAATCCTCGGCCACCGCCAGGGCCGTATCGATGTCGAGATGTTCCTCAAACTCTTCGGCAATGGCCTTGATGTCCTTCTCCTTCAGCATTGTCCCTTCCGGAATGAGGACGATCGCCATTGCGAGCGGCAGGCGACTGCCCAACGCATGGACGATCCCGAGAGGGGAGAGGTCTGCGATCTCGATTCCCTGCAGGGCATCCACGAGATCGACCAACTGCTTCAGCTTGAGTGGACGCTGGATGTATATTTTCCCGTTGACGGTGTAGTCTTTCTCCTCCATGTGGCTCATCCTCCTACGTCAGGGCAATCGACAGCTCGTCGTCTCCCGCGTTCCGGTTGAGTTGGCAATCGATCCCCAGCGAGCAGATCCCGCTCTTGTCTCCGGGATTGATGCCGGTGAACTGCACTTTCGGCGCGGTGATCGTGATGATGTTTCCGGCCGTACCGGTCAGAGCGCAGGTCAGGGCGCCCTCGTTGCCGTTCTTCAGTTTCGTGAAGAAGTCGTACGTGGCAACGAGCACCTCTTCCGGATCCATTGACAGCGTCGGCTTCCGTTCCGTGATCACGGCCGATTTGTGGCCGCTGACGGTATTGACGTCGGGCCGGAGAGCGAGCGAATTGTTCATCTTGAATTCCAGCGTCCCTACCAGGGCCGCGTACGAATCGACGGTAAAGGACGAGTTCATGAAGGGAACGGGTTTGGTCGATTCGTAACTGACGCCAGTGGTGAGCATGACGCCGTCGGCATCCGAGAAATCGGCCCCGGTGAACGCGAAGTGGAGCAGACCGGGCTTTCCTTTCTCCAGCTTCAGGCCCACATCGCCGCGGGCACCCCAGATCTTCTGGATCTTGCCGTCTATATAGGCGGCGAGAGTCATGGAGCTGATTGACGTGGAGGCGGGCAAATAGGTGACCGACGTGACGGGGACGACCGTCTCCCCGAATCCGCAGCACTTCAGAATTTTCCCGAACGCAGGAGCGGTTCCGGCGGTCCCGGATCCCTTCAGCTCCATGTCGAATTCCATCACGGCTGACCGCGCTCCGGCAACGGACGCCCATCGGGAGAGGGATGAACTGACGTTCGGCCGTTCCCCCATCTCCGTCGACGGTTTGAACGACAGATTCTGGACCGGTACGGCATCGGCGCCGGCCAAAGACTCGGCAGAGCCTTCCGTTCCTTCCGCCTTGCAGGCCAGTTGACAGCGATTCTTAATCATTTTTCACAACCTCCCTTTCCGCCGTCACCTGACCGCTGGAGGCATCGTTCGCCTCCGCGCCCGGATTCGGCTGTACGGTCTTTTTGAATTCCGCCTCCGTTATCTCGCGGCCCTCCGCGTCCTCGTAGACGGTATGACCGTCCCTGCATCGATCCTCCATGAAATTCCTCCTCGCTACGGTGTGTAGGTCACACGCTCCTCGGCCCGGAGGCTAAGCTCTCCGCGATGTACCAAGGTTCCGGGAACGCCATCGGTTTCCGATTCGATCAGATCCGTGTCGACGTCGTCGACGTCTATCGGATCGCTGTTCAACACCGTCCCGTTAATGCTGTAGTTCGATTTAAAGGCGTTGAACACGGCGTCGAGCAGGGCCTGAAAGGTATCCTCCGAGCTGGCTGCATCGTCCACTTCGCGCAGAAAAATCATCTTGAAGGTATGGTATCGGCTGATGTTCGGCATCTCGAAGCGTTGAGCAGGCGTCGCCACCCGGTAGACCATGCATCCGTTTACTATCCCGCCGCTGGTCATCAGTTTCTTGAATACGGCGCGCGATCGCGAGTAACGACGGCGCGTATGGATGACGCCGATACCGGACACCCCCTGCAGGATAATTGCGATCTGAGCCTTGATCGTCGCCTCGCTCATCGTGTCTCCCTGCTCATCCAGACCTTCCAATACAGTCCGTCTTCGATCAGCTTCCCGAATTCGACGAGCCAGGCTTCGGAACCGATGTCCACCTGGTCGCCTTCGCTGGCCTGGGCAATATCGGACACCATTACCAACCCCGTGGCGCTTGTGTTGAGTTCGTCGGATCCCGGGCCTCCATCGCCGGCGCCGTAGTCGATAATCATCGGAACGTCTGGAATGGCGGCGCCGCCTTTCGGCGTGTAGACGACGGATACCGCCCCTTCGTCCGGATTGAAAACATGCGCCAAATCGGTAGCGAGTTGATCCTGGAACGCGCTCATGAGGACCTCCGGGACCGACGCTCGAAGCTCGATTGACAGTCGACGCACCGAGTGGCCGAGTTCACCGCCCGCCGGCGGGCCTCGTCGATCTTGTCGCCGCAATCCAAGCAGTACAATGCCGGGGCCTGAAGCGCATCGATGCGGCGGATCGCCATGTGCTCGGTGATCGCCGATTCGCGATATATTTCATCGTACTGTTGCGCCCGATCGATGCTGTCGCCCATGTCACTTTTTGCCTTTGATGCTGCCTATGGTTCGTGCAACCGGATCCTTTTCGACCGTACGCCCCACGAAGTAGTATCCGTAGATCCAGATCCCGGTTTCCTGCAGGGCTTCGTACCTCCACTGGCCAACGTAATCGGGAGGCAGGAATGTCGCGATTGCCACCATGGCGGTGAAGCTCAGGAGGCAGAGCGGGCGTACGTTCTTTGACAGCCACGAGTCCGAATTCATGTCCGCCTTGTGCCGCTCCGACAGATTGCTCTGCGCAACCTGCTCGCCGGCGGCGTCGATCCTCTTTTCTTCGAGCTTCTTCTCCAGGATCGCCTCTTCGTGGCGGTTGAATTCAGCGGCCATCGTCGCCTGGACTTCCGGGGGCACCTGGCCGCTCTTGAACAGATCCTGGACTTCGCCGGCCAGTTTCCCCGCCGCCTCGACCGACTTCGGGACTTCCTTTCCGAATAGCCCGGCCACCTTACCCCAGAGATCGGGAATCTTCGGGAGCACCGACAGCCCCAAACCGATGATCGTTACAGGATCCATTTCTCC